ATGTTTATCCTTGGCTGCAGTCTTACCTTGGTGCTTACTGCCTTGGCGGTAGTGGGAGCTATCAGGTCCGTATGGTGAGGGGTTGAGATGGCAGGCGCACTCGACAGTCTGTTCAAAAGCGTTGCCAAGTCGGTTGTTGCCGACCTAGGCAAGTCACTTGATCACACGATCACGTACACCCGTAAGGCATCTCCGACCTACAACACCAGCACTGGAGCGTTAACGACAACTGATACGGCCTACTCATTTGACGCGCCAATCGAGTTTGTGCGCTCAGAAGAGGAGACTGAGGCCGAGAAGCGTACAGGCAAGTTGTATGTGACGCCCGATCAGATTGGCGACAACCAGCCCACGTTTGAAGACACGGTAACGTTGAAGTATGCAGGGTCTAACCGCGTTGCTCAGATTACCGACATTCGCACCTACAAGGGCGATCAAGAGTATCTGTTTATCTTGGAGGTGGTGTTCTAATGGCCAAAAACGATCTCTACAATATTGGCGGCGAAGTAGAGCAGTGGTTTGACAATAGGTTTAATCAATTTATCAATGCAGTCGTCTCAGACCTGTCTACAAGAACTGTAAGCCCTGTTTACACCGGCTATTTTGCGTCTAGCTGGACAGCAAGAGCAAACAATGTTCAAAGAGAATCGCAGCAGGCAAGTGATCGAAACAGAAGGGATAGAGACCCGTGGAAGAGCGTTTACGAAAAGCCAACCCCTGGCAAAGGGGGAAAAATGTCTCAGTGGGGTGTCAAGAAAAATATGGGTAAAATTGAAAGAAGGTATCCAGGGCCTTTTTACTTTAACTTTAAAAAATCTCCCACGGTTCACATTGGAAACACTGCTTATTACAGAGCCTACGCGCTTGAGGATGGCAGTGTAATTGCTTATGTTCAGGATTTTCGGCAAAAAATTCAAGAGTATTTTGTAGAAAGACCTGTTCTTGGGCGAATCAAAGTTGCTGCTGAGCCTATGGGACGTGTTGGCGGCAAGATTCCTCAGATGAAGCCCAGTACAGTTATTCTTGAGCCATGACCCTTGTAAACGCCCGAGCTGCTTTTGAAAAAGCTGTAACCGACGCAGTGGCAGCAGCCGACGCTACTGTGCTAATGGTTTATGACAATGTTCGGTTTACAACGCCAGGTAAAACCAAAAAATACGTTTCAATCGGAATTACTTTCAACCAGTCAACGCTTCAAAACCAAGGCGCAGCTTCGGACTATTACAGCGGAGTAATTCAGTGCAATGTGTATGTCCCAAAGTCCGCTGGTACGGCAACGCTTGCAGCGGTTAGTGAATCTGTTATTGATGGTTTAACGTCAGTCAATGCTGCTGACTACACAGACACCTTTAATGTTTCTCCAAGAGTTTTAGACGTTAATGGGCCCAGCGCTTTAGAGCTTGAGGATCGTCCTCATTTCCTAGGAATTATTTCTTGCCAGTTTACGGCAGTTGTATAGTATATTAGTTGAAACGACAATGTTTTATGCGTGCCACTGAGCTGCTTCGCAACAAGTTTGGCATTAGCCAGCTTTACAAGCATGAAGTCAAGGATGGCGATGACGTAGTGCTTGAGGTGTACTGGCACCCTTTGACGATTGCTGAGCGTGAGTCAATTCAAAAAAAAGTGGGATCTGACGATGCCACCGACTTTGCTTTGGGCATGATGATTGAAAAAGCGCTTGATGCGGACGGCAAGCGTCTTTTCCAGGATGGAGAAAAAGCTCAGCTTAAAAACGCGGTTGAAGCTGCCGTGTTGCAAGAAATTCAGCTAGCCATGCTGGCTTCTGGTGCTAACAGCAAGGTGGAGGAAGCGAAAGCCGACTTGAAAAGCAAGTAACGACTGGTTTTTTATCTTCTTTCTGGCAAAGGAGCTGGGCATGACGGTTGCTCAGCTTTCTCAAAACCTTACGCATGAAGAGCTGCTCGGTTGGGCAGCTTTTTTTGAGATCAAGGGAGAAGCTGAAGAGAAGGCGCGAGACCAGTCGCGAATATCGCAAGGAGCGCAAACGATGGTCAAGCGTTAAAGTGGGTCAATAGGTCTCTGGTGTGCGTCTGTGGCCAACTACAACGTAGACATTGAGGTTGGCGTAAAGGGTACAGCGCGTTTAGATAAATTCACTGCAACCGTAAATGAATTAGCAGAAAAGCTTGACTTAATAGATAAAAACTTTGGTCAAGGTATTCAAAATGTTGCTAGATACGAGCGAAATATTGCAAAGGCGACAGACGCTTTGAAAAAAGCCCGAATGGGCACTCAAGATGAAACTGACGCTGTTAAAGCTTATGTGCGCGCGTTAGGTGAAGCCAATGCAGCTCGCGCTCGGCAGATTGCTCTAATTGCAAGAGAACAAGCAGCTTCTCGTACCATAAATCCAGGGGCTACAGGATTTTCTCGTGCTCAGTACGGTCCTGCGATGCCGCCAGCAATGGTGCGACAGCAGCAGGCGATCCAAGGGTTGTCTGGAACGCTTAACGAGCTAACCGAGATTTCAAAACAGATAAGTGTTTCTAACACCAACCTAAGAACCTCTTGGGGTAAAGCCTTTGAAGGCTTGAATGAAACTGCAAAATTCTTTTCCGTCTCGCGTCTTAACACTCAAACTTCTTGGCTCAAAACGTTTGAACAGCTAAACGAAACGGCTAAAGCTATCTCTGTTTCCAGAACAAACACTCAAACATCTTGGCTTAAGACGTTTGAGCAGCTGAACGATACCGCCAAGGTTATTTCTGTTTCTAGGACAAACACTCAAACTTCTTGGCTTAAAACGCTTGAGGGCCTCAAGGAAACCGCAAACGCTATTAAGGTCTCTAAGAACAATGTCAGATCGTCATGGCTTCAGGCTCTTGATGAGCTTGAAAGCACAGCGACAGATATTAGAAGAGCCAATCGTAATAGGCAAAGAAGGGCACGAGTAGAGCGCGGAAGAGCGTCTCAAGAGCAAATGCGGTCTGCAGTAGGCAGCGGACTGATTGGTGGAGCATTCCCGTTGCTGTTTGGCCAAGGTCTTGCACCTGCAATAGGTGGCGGACTTGGTGGTTTTGCAGGTGGAATGCTTGGAGGACAATTTGGATTCGGATTAGGGCTAGTTGGAACGCAACTTGGTGCAATTTTTCAGCAAGCGCAGGAGGTTGCAGCTGCTCTTGGCAAAGCATTTAGAACTGGTGAGCAAGCTGCACAAGCTTTGGAGAATGCAGTTGGAAGCTTGAATAAGGAAACTGAAAATTACATCAACAATTTGGAGCAATCTGGCCAGCTTGGCCGACAGCAAGAGGCAATTCTTGAGGTTTTAGAGGAAAGATTTGGCTCACAAGGTCGTGCTTATCTGGACAGCGCTAAGTCGGCTGATCGTTTTAAAGAATCTACTGACCAACTTTTCAAGTCTCTTCAAAGGTTGGTTACTCCTCAGTTTATGGCTGAGTTTAACGCATTAACAGATGCTCCAGTTATTGAAGAGCCAACGCCCGAGCTTACAAAAGCGGCTGAAAGAAGAATAGAATCCTTAAGAGGTCAGCTCGATCTTGAAAATTTAATTACTGCTGAAAAGTCACTGCAGGGAACAAAAAATTTCGACCTTCTTGCTAGCGTTAAAAAACAGGTAGCGGAAGCTAGGTTCCAGCTAGACTTCCAAAAACTGCAGAATGACCAATTAACAGGAAAAATTTCCGGCGAAGAGTACGACATTAGTTTAAAAATTAGGCAAACGCAGCTTGGTCGGGAGCTTACAGAAATTGAAAGAAACAGAGCTGACGCTGTTAAAAAAGCTGCCGACGAGCAAAAGCGGTTAGTTGATGAAATGCTGCGAGGAATTGCCCAGGCCGAAGCTCCTGGGCGGGCCATGGCAAAAGCATTAAAAGAAGAAAATCAATTTTTAAGCGATGCGGTTAAATTTGGCGTAGAAGCCGCTGAAGACTTGCGTCAAGCAAGGCAAGTTGTATTTAGCGGAGGGATGAACAGAGATGAAGCTATAGCTCTTATAGGCCAAAATAGGCAATTTAAAGAAATTTTAAAATCTAGAAAAGAACTTGACAAAATTTCTAGAAATAAAGCAAACGATGGAACTACTTTAGAGCAAAACCTAAGAAAACAACTTGCTCGTTACGAAGAAATTGATCCGTTTGTGCGTAAGCGTGCAGTGGTAGAAGCGGACCACTTGGTAACTTTAGAAAAGATTGCAGAAGTTACCGACAAAACAAAGCGAGATGTTTTAAAGACTTTGGCCGGAAAGGTCAGGCAAGCGCGACTTGACGACATTGAGGCTCAGAAGGCAGATAAAAGGCTTAGGGAGCAACTAAACGCTGCTAATACAAAAGCAGATTTTGAAATGAGACTTGCGACGGCGCAAGCAGGGCTCCCTGGTGCGTTTGATGGTCCGTTCGGCGGGTCTCAAAGAACAGCGTTTTTAGGTCAACAAGAAATTGATTTAGAACTGCAAACAAGAGATCTTGAGATTCAAGACGCTATCGCAAGAGGTCTGACAAAAAAGGCTGAAAAGTTAAAAACAGCTCGTGAGCAATATGTATTGTACGAAACGCAAATCCTTGAAGCGACTGTTGCTCAAGAAAGGTTTAGTGAAGCTTTAGCCTTAACTCAGCCTGTTACAGACAGCCTATTCGACAGCTTGATGGCTGTTGCTGATGGAACGAAGAGCGCACAGGAAGCATTTGCAGACTTCCTTCGCAGCATTGCCTCAATGCTGGCGGATGCGGCCAAGCAAATGATCGCGCAGTACATCGCTATTGGTGTTGCCCGGATGTTTTCTGGCATTCCAGCGCCCAGCAAGGGCAGCACAGGCGTTCCGGGCTTGGAGCCTAATTCCTATTACGGAACAGGTGGGCGTTACGGTTCGTTTGTTCCTCCGACTCCGAGAGCAAATGGCGGCTCTGTTGGAATGGGACGGCCCTATCTTGTTGGCGAGCGTGGTCCTGAGTTGTTTGTCCCTGGAGCGCAGGGCAACATCGTTCCAAACAACGCCATGGGCAGCACCAGCGTTGTCGTCAACGTTGATGCGTCTGGAACGGAAGTACAGGGCAACCAGGGTGGTGCTGAGCAGCTTGGCCGCTTGATTGGCTCGGCAGTGCAGGCAGAATTG